GGAGCCTTTCGGCCCCGCTCCCGCGGATTTCTCCGTTCTCTGTGTTCTGGCCGCCCCTTCCCGGGGCGGCCGCCGGGGTTCGGGTCTTCGCTTTCGCTCAGACCTCGAAATTCTCCCCACACAGCCCCTCACACGTGCGAGACACTAGGCTGGTATCCATCCCAGCCTAATCCTCGTCTCTTTAGGACGCCTGCGCGGTGCCGAGAAATTATCCTCGGTAACCCCACCGCCCAAGCGGGCTCTTATCCACTGGTCGTACGCGTATTCTTCCATGAACGGCGACACACGTTGCCGTCCATAGAGAGCGCGTAGAACTAACACTCTCCGTTCCTCCCTTTGGAGCGACTTATTCTCTCGCACAACTTTAGGTGCGTGAGGATTCGTCGTGTAAATACCAAAGTCGTCGCGATTCGTAGTCCATGGAATAGATGCCGAAACATCAGCATAGATCCCTGCGACCTTAGAATTGCAGACGTAATTAATGAACAGGCTACGCAAATGGTGATATTTGAAGTCACCAGAGCGATTCGCCTGATCAAAGATGGAGGCCACGACATTGGCGTCGAGCTTTCGCCCGACCCGTGGTACACGGAAGAGTAAGGGAGTCACATCCTCGCCCCAATAAGCGAAGATGCCGCAACTTTCGCGGAAGGGTGATCCTCCGATGAAACTTTTATCAAGGTTCACCTTTAGACCACACTCGGCCAGTAAGGACAGGACATCATTAGTCGCACGATAATCGACGATGATGTCATCGCCATAGATCCTTGGCAGCAGCAGCTTCGAGCGAAGCTGACTTGGATCACTATGCATCTGACGCATAAACGCGTCAATATGATGCAAGTAATACCACCCTTCGGTGGAACTGTCGAGAATCTCCTTTTCTCCGTAACTTGACTTCAGATAGCCCAACAGGGTTATAGCGCTGAACACGATGCACTGAATGGGAAAGCATAATGCTGATCCCATCGGCGCAAACTTGTTTAGCGTCACGACTCCGTCAGGAGTAGAGACTTTGGACGTACGCGTTCCGGCGAGGTAGTATAAAACCTTCGCAGGAAAAATGCGACGAACTAGGTCCCAGTGAACCCGATCTGAAGCGGCACTCAAATCGAGTGTATCGCATGATTGACTGAATGATCCCGCAAGGGCGTAAGCCCGATTGTAGGATTGATCAGCCAAGTCCACTATGTTTCGAAGAGAGTATTTCCTCATCGAAACCCGTATCCACCGGGATACTTCCTGTTGAAGCAGCATTCTTGATGCTGTCTCCATACAGATAGTTCTTGCGGCTTTAACGGTTTTCGGGACAATACGCAATTTCCCGATCTGTTCTCGTCGCTCCTTGGAGATCCAAATTTCGGATCGTCGATCCAACCCCACTCTACCGAAAGAGTTTGGTCGAAAACAACGCCAAGCTTTCTCGTCGAATGTAAGCAGGTCAAGCTTTTCATTCGGGTCGGTAGTCCCCTCAACCACAGCCCCCGGCCCATGTTTGGGCAGGAGCAGTGTATCGTCTATATCAGGTATCATCTGCCTGACTATGATTCTCAGACAGTCAACCGTCTCAGACGGAGTAGAGAAAGTACCCATCCCGCTTTCGATCTCACGCCAGTCGCGTAATGCGGTGGCATGAAGGTCAGCGTCGTCAAAGTCCAACTTCGATCCAAATCGAAGGAAAGATAGGACAAATTGAAGACAAGCGGCATCGCCAGTATTATAGAAGTGAAGATACTCTCGAAAAATCGGAGTATCTTTCATCTCTTCGATGAATTCGCCAGTTATGGCGAGATCCGTCGACACATCCAAGCTTTGCAGGATGCGATCAGACAGCGATGAAAACGTTATAACCAGAGACTTTGCGGGAGTTGTAAGCAACTTGTAATAAAAGCGAGTTGCTACCCGTAAAGGTTTTTTCTTGCGGTTAACTACCGCAACCTGAGTTATCAGGCGGGACGTGTTACCATTACGTCCTGGATCTGGTTTGTCTAAAGGGTTATCGAGAACGAGACTCACGTAGGCCCCGATAAACAACGCGTAAAGACGCGCGTTCTTGGGACCGACGAAAGGTGCTACGGTCTGCGCCACCTGTTCGTAGTCTAGGACAGGTGTCCGGCCCGGGGTATATTCAATCCCCGGTAGGACCACTAGCTGGTGGGTAATACATTCTCAAGGAGCCCGAAGGAAAATTTCTCCAGGATCCGCCCCGTGGGGTAACCGTTCGACCCGTCTAGGGTCTGAGCGATAATTCCCAAAAACTGAACAAAACCGCCAACCATTGAGGTCGACGGAATGTTCAAATCGGAAGGCCAGGTGATCGCCAACTCGTAAATGACGAGAGTCTCTTCGACTTCGCCAGTTACGGAGTCCGTATCCTTGATCGTGACAGCATATTTTACAATGCTTTTCACGCGCTCGGTACCGGGCATAGCGATCTGCCAAACCCCGATCAACAACGGGATTGCAGCATCTCCGGCGCCATAGACGAAGCAAGTGTTGGGCTTAGCCTTTTCAGGCCAATCCTTCACGTCGCGACGTCCGAGGTTGCCGAGTTCCGCCGACGTAAGTTTCCGGACTTTTAAGTCCAGATCTTCGCCGGAGGGAATGTTAGAGCTGTATGAGTGGGTCATGGTGTGTGCCTTTCGCATCACAGTATGCTCGACGCAAAACTGCGTCGGGATCAAATCCCTAGGGTTTCATTACCCAGATTAGGGATGCGGCTGTGTACTGGCGTCCGTGTTGGAGGCCAGTAGGCGGTCTCAAATCGAAGCGACCCGTATTCCCAAAGTAATGCGAATGACGCGATCTCTCGCGTATAAAATATCGCAGCTGTGGGGGGTTGCCCGATAGAGAACGATAGGGATAAATAAAATCATTATCCAGCTGCAACGTGTATGTAAATGAATGCACGTAGTAGTCTGGATCGATGAAGGCCCGTTCAAGCATGCGGTCGACGTCACCAAACCGGTCACTTAGTTTGGTGAACCAGTCGATCACAAACGAAAACGGGACTAAGTCCCAAACTCTCGCCATCGAAGGCAAGAGACCTGATTGGTCTAGCGCTAATAACCATAAAAGCGCTATTCCCAGGTTTTTCCGCAAGACCATCTTGGTCCGGGAAACCAGCCATTGTCGCCCAGGTAATCCATCTGGGTGTTCGGGGATATTGTATTTAAACTCCCCATACAAGTGGTCTGGTAATCCTTGGGAGAGAACTGTCATCTGTTCTACGGCACGTTCGACGGACAGACGAGCATTTTGCACGTCTGAGACCGCCGGTTTCGCGCCGTATTTGTACAACAGATGAGCGCCCGCTAGGAAGTCTATAAAAGCCGGTATGGCTTTAGGGTCTAAGTCGAGGATTCGTCGAACAATGTTCGCAAATTCCCCGACCTTGGATACAGACTTCAACAAAGATGGCAACTCAGGTACAGATTCGAGCCAGTTTGACGGCAGTACAACGCTGTCAAGGCACGAATTGCTCGAGAGAGAGCATGCATGAACTAGATAAGGGTGAACGGAGTCGCGAATATAATCGCGATACTTCGTCACTATCTCATCCTTTTCATGCACACTTTTCCCGGGCAACTCCCAAAAGGCGGAACTTGTTTTTCGACAAAGTCCCGTCTTCAGGATCTGAGGAGCCACGAACGCCTCGTCAATAGGAACACTACCATCTGCCGTAGGCCAAGGCACATAATCGCCTAGGTCGACAGACGCGGTGATGGATCGTAACCGGTACTCGATATTCAGAGTACAGAAGACACCAGCTTCAACAAGATGTTTACCTGGTTGCCAAGGATGGACGGCACGAGGCAGAATGCCATAAAATTCGACATTCCACTCCACGTCGTACCACGATTGACTAACAGGTGCTGGATCTCCATCGCGAACCCAATCAGGGCTCGTAACGGTTGCGAGATTGCCATACCGATACCGGAGTGTTAGACGAGTTGAGTCGGAGAACGATTCATCCCAGAAGAAGGCGGTGAGCACATGAGTGTTTCGTGCGTAACCGTCGTCTTGGGTGAATGAGATGGCCGACTGATCACTGATTGTAGTGAGACACTTGAGGTCCTGGAATAAGAACCGGGACCCGGCGTTCCACCAATCGGGGTCAGTTTGTGAAGAGAGGCGCGACAATTGCCCCTCCTCCATCTCGAGGTATGGATGACGACTATGAAAATCGTAGTCAGTACCACCATAGCGGAAAAGAGGGAAATGTTGTTCGGGCAGCAGAACACGCCCGTAAACATCCTCAACTTCTCCGCCAGGCATGACTTCGCCTCTTGCACTCGCGTGCTTGAGTTCGGAGTCACGGTACCAGCGTTCATCCGTTGGCTGGGAGTCTTGCCCGAGGTGTTTAAGTCCCTCGAGTATTGAACCATGCCAACGCCAGTCCTCTCCGGCATCGTACACTCTTTTTGCCTTAGGCTTAGAACGACCAAGGATCAGTGCGGACCGGCTACCTGTACAACCGAGCAGTTGCTCTGCTGTATAGAAACCGATGAACGCATCAAGAGCTCCCAATTTCGGGAGTGGATCCGTTAACCAGCCAGGGCGGAAATCATTGCTCCAGCCGATATCGGTATACCAATCATGCTCTTGAGGCGGAAACTTGGGTCTGAAAGAGACTCCAAGTCCAAAGACCCGCTGGCCACCTAAGTGCACCTTGAGCATACGACACCTCGATAATCATAAAAGAACACGTGCATGACAACCGTCTTCAATGGTTGTTTAGACCTACGGATAGAAGCCCTATTGAAAAGGACTTCTTACGGTTCCCGGGGTCCTTCTGTAACAGGAAGCTATTCTGTTACAAATTAAGAGGTAGGAGTTACTTAAAGCGCAAATTTCAGCGCAGCCCTTATTAGGGGCTAACTCTTTCTCGACTCAAGGGAAGATCCGGACCGCAGTGCTAGCACGTGTTCTTTAGCGGCGGCCTTTCGGCCGTTGGGGTTTATCCCCAAGGGGCGGCATAG